CGGGACGGGGTTTACTCGTTCCGGCTCGACGTTCAGATGCGCGTCAACATGCGTCAGAATGGTTTCATTGCCGGCAGGGACCGGCCGCCGCCTGGCTCTGGCAATCGTGACGGAAGTCTACCTGAGAAGGCGCGCATCGTGTTTTTCCACGGTGCCGAAGATCCGAGCCAGACCCATCTCCACATTCAGCACAAATGGATAGAGGCCCATTGGAAATGACCTATCGTATCAAACCGCTTGACCTGACACCAACGAATTCCAGCCCGTTCATGTCGATGCACGGCGCTCGTATCCAGGTGCCGCTCGACGACGCGCTTGCCGACGCCGATCTGTTCATGATCGTGCGCTCGAATCTGCGCGCCGGAGACGAAGTCACCATCTGCCGCTACGGCCCCGGCGACTGGACCAAGGCTCGCATTCTGGAGCGCGCCAAGGTGCTGATCCTTCAGAGCGCGGCGAAGGGCGTCGAGTTCGAGATCATTGAGCCCGTGCGGGTGATCGGCGCGGCCAAACCCGAACTGGAAATGGTGAAGCCTGTCGATGATCTCGCCGACCTGGAGATTGTGTGTGACCCGCAGGGCGGCGTCCTGGTTCGCGAAGTCGAGAGCGGCCACGTTCACAAGCACTTCAAGACCGAACCGGCCGCGAAACGCTACATCACCGACTACGGCAAGAAGGCGGCCTGATCCATGGCAACGAAGACATCGCTGGTCAACGTCGCCCTCGGCTATGCGATGTGCGATCGCGTGAATGCGGTGGATACCGACACATCCACTGAGGCCAAGGCGGCGCGCGATGTCTATGACACCAAGCGCCAAAGCCTGCTGCGCGGCTATCTCTGGTCATTCGCCAAGAAGCGCGACGTGCTTTCGACCGTGGCGACGGTGCCTGATTTCGGCGTCGATTTCGCCTATGCCCTGCCAGCGGATTGGCTGCGCACCATATCGGTGCATCCGAGCGATAGCGATTTCTCGCTGTGCCGCTACAAGCATGAGACTATTCTCGTCTCCGGAACACCGACGAAGGTGATCGTCACCAATATCAGCACGGCGATCTATCTCCGCTATGTCTGGGACGTTGAAACTGTTGCGCTGTTTGACCCGATGTTCCAGGAGGCTTTCGCCTGGGACCTGGCGACGTTCTTCGCGCTGAAGATCAAGCAGAGCAGCCAGCACGCCGACTTCTGCGCCGGGCAGATGCGCCGCGCCATCTCCATCGCCAAGTCAACCAATTCGATCGAGGACTGGCCAGATCCCTTCCCGGCCGGCTCCTGGGTTACCGAGCGCGATGGCTGGAGCGGCGATAGTTGGGGCGGAGACTGCTGGGCATGACCTACGCCTCGCCGATCATCACATCAGTCAATTCTGGTGAGCTGTCGCCGCGCATGGCGGCGCGGGTGGACTTCGACCGCTACAAGAACGGCGCGGCGCGGGCGCGAAACGTCATCCTGCTGCCCACTGGCGGATTTACCCGCGCGCCTGGCTCCCGCTTCATCAACGCCATCAAGGATGAAACCAAGGTCGGCCGCATGCTGCCGTTCCGGTTCTCCCAGACCGATGCCTACATGATCGAGATGGCGGAGAATGCCGTTCGGTTCTACCGTCGGCAGGCCCGCATTGACGCGGCGAACGTCACCTCTTCGATCACCAACGGGACGTTTGCCGCCAATATCACCAATTGGTCCGATGTTGGAGCGGGAACACCGACATGGGATAGCGGTGGCGGCGGCCGGCTTGCTCTCCCTGCTGTCACTTCGGTTTACAGCGCCGCTGAGCAGAGCGTCGCAACATCGACCACGTCAGTCGAGCATGTGATCCAGTTCCAGATTATCGGCGATCTCGGCGGCAAGGTTCGCGTGGTGGTCGGATCGGCATCGAATACCGCGAACCTGTTCCCCGAAACCGAGCTGGGTATCGGCTACCACACGATAGCATTTACACCAGTGGCGTCGCCATATTATCTCGGATTTCGCAATTATCTCAATGAGATAATGTATATCGACAATGTATCTGTTATCGATAATGCGCCAGTCGAACTGGTCCACGATTATTCGGAAAGCGAATTGCAGGATTTGCGCATATTGCAGACGGCGGACGTGCTTTATCTCTACCATCCCGACAACCCCACACGGAAGATCGAACGGCGCGGTGATCGCGTTTGGTCGATCGTCACGGTGCCGTGGCAGGATGGCCCCTATAATGATCAGAACGAGAACTTCGATGTCACGCTGACGCAGCTCATCAAGAATCCAGATTTCAGCGATGCCATTCGGTATTGGACCGATGTCTCCAGCACGGATGCAAATGTCGATTACGACGGCTCACAAAAAATCGTGGTGCTAACCAGTGGGGACGATTCCAACGAGGACGCCGCCATCGAGCAACAGGTAACGACCGGAGCGAGCGGTTCAGAAGTGTTCGTCCTGCACTTTCGTTTTCTCGGTGAAAACAGTGGAGCAATAAGACATATTTTGCAGATCGGCACTACTGCCGGCGCTACTGATGTCTTGGCTGCGACATCTTATGAACAAGGCTGGCAATCGATCAAGATCACGTCGAGTCAGGCGACATTCTTCATCAGGCTCAGACGCCCTCCACGGGGAGGGGCCGACCAGCCGCTCGTCGCGGGCGGTGTTGGCGGCTGCTATCTTTACCGGCAGGATTCCCGGCTTTTGGAACTCTCCGGAACGGAGGGAAGCGTTACCTGTGCGGCCTATGGGTTCACACCATTCGCCTTAACGGATGTCGGTCGTTCCATTCGCTTCACTTGGCCGGGCAAAGAGCCGGCCTGGGGTATTATCACCGCGTTCTCGTCCTCCAGCAGCGTCACGGTGCGCCTGCGCCGCAAGGCGCCCTATGCCAGCGTGCCGACAGAGAACTGGCAGCTCGGATCATGGTCCGAGACCAATGGCTATGCGACGGTGGCAACGCTGTTCCAGAGCCGCCAGGTTGTGGCCAATAGCGAATTAAAACCGAATACGCTGTGGTTCACCCAATCGGGTGATCTGGAGAACCTCCGGCCCGACAGTTTTCTGGCCGCCGTATCGACGACGGAGGATGACGACGCACTTACCTATATCATCGCCTCCGAAGAGGTCAATTCGATCTCATGGATGGCAGGTCAGCGCAAGCTGCTTATCGGTACGGCCGGCGGTGAGTTCGTCGCCGAAAGCCAAGGCGCGGCGATCACCGCGACGGATATCTCCATCACCCAGCATGCGGACGTGTTCTGCGCGCAAGCGGCGCCGGTGGCCACGGAAAGCGCGATCGTGTTCCTTGAGGGCTCGGGCATGCAGGTGCATGATCTTGGGTTTCAGTTGGAGCAGGATGCTTTCGTGTCGGCCGACCTCACCATTCTCGCCGATCATATGCTGTCCTCGCCTGCCCAGGAGATCGTCATGCAGCGGCGGCCGCTGCAAAGCGTCTGGGCGCGGCGTGATGACGGGCGGCTCGGCGTGCTCGGCTATAACAGGCGTCAGGACATCGTCGGCTGGACGCATCGCATCATGGGCGGCGCCTTCTCGACCGGCTTGCCGGTTGTCGAGAGCATCGCGGTGATTCCCGGCTCTCCCGACACCTCGCAGGTCAACCCCTCCGGCGAGCGGGACGAAATCTGGCTGATGGTCAAGCGGACGATCAACAGTACGACGCATCGCTATATCGAGGTGATGGAAGGCTATTTCCGAGGCCCGGTGCGCGAGGACTACGCCACGGAAGCGCTCTGGGAAGCGGCTGTCAAGACGGCGCAAGGTGACGCCTTCTATGTCGATTGCGGCTTCACCTATGAAGGCGTGGCAACGGCAAGCATTACCGGGTTGTCGCATCTTGAAGGGCAGTCGGTATCGATCCTGGCGGATGGCAAGGTCCACACGCCGAAGACAGTATCGAGCGGGGCGATCACGCTGGATTACACCGCGACGAAAGTCCAGGTCGGCCTGGCGATCCCGTGGAGCTTCGAAAGCCTGAAACTGCCCTTCGGCACGCAATCCGGCTCCGGCGTCAACAAGATCAAGAGCATCCCGGCCGTAGGGCTCGCACTGCATGACGCTGGTGTGTTTTCGTATGGGCTGGTGATCTATGACGAGGAAGAAGGGCGCGTCGTCAAGGACCTTACCGAGATCGATTTCCTCCGCGACGGGCTCAACATGGATGAGGCGATTCCGCTGTTCACCGGCGAGGTGATCCGCAATCTCGAAGGCGCGACGCGGCGCGATGTGCGCGTCTACATGGAGGGCGATGATCCGTTGCCCTTCACGCTGCTCGCCATTGTCCCGCAAATACTGAGCCAGGAGCGTTGATCCTCATCCCGTTTCGCGCATCTCACATTGACGAGATGCGGAACTATGGCGGGCAGGCTTGGGCGGAAGCGCATTTCGACGGCAATGACCCACGCAGTTTCGAGGCACTCGGCCCGTGCTGGTCCGGCGCGGTCTCCGGCGAGATCATCGGCTCGGCCGGGCTGATCAAGGTGCATGACTATCGTGCCATCGCATGGGCGATCCTGTCAAACGAAGCGCCGAAGCATTTCAAGTCGATCCACAGGGCGGCGAAAGCCTTCTTCGCGGATCAGCCGTTCAAACGCGTCGAAGCCTATATCGACGAAGATTTCCCGGCCGCGCGTCGCTGGATCGAGGCGCTCGGCTTCACTCTCGAAACAGAACATCTGCGCTATTTCCTGCCCGACGGGCGGAGCGCCGCACTATGGGCAAGGATCACAGATTAGATGGCATTCCTTCCGATCATCAGCGCGATTGCCGGCGTCGCCGGGTCGGTGATGTCCGCGATCGGGGCATCGAATCAGGCCAAGGGACAAGCCCAGGCGGCTGACTACAACGCCAAGCAGCAGGATATCGCGGCTGCGGCGGATCGCGATGCGGCGGCGGCGAATGCCGAGGACGCGCGGCGGCGCGGCAGTGCGGCGCGGGCGACGGCGCTTGCCGATCGGGGCGCGTCCGGCGTGGCGCTCGCGGGAACGCCGCTCATGGTGGATGAGGATGTGTTCGCGTCCATGGAGCTTGACGCGGCCCGCATCGGCCAGCGCGGCGAGGTCAGCGCCACGCAGCGCGAGAACCAGGCCAGACTCGACCGGGCAACCGCCGCCGGCTACCGCAAGTCCGGGCCGATCAGCGCCGGGGCCTCGCTGCTTGGCGGTCTTTCAAGCATAAAGTGGAGCTGATATGGCGCGCGTCCTAGGACCGAACAACGTCCCGATTACCGCCGCGGTTGGCGGCGCGCCGACGCGAGCGGGCGGGGAAAGCTTCGGCGCACAGGTCGGGGCGGCAGAGCAACAGCTAGGGCACAGTCTGGAGCAGCTCGGCGCGGCCGGGCAGCTCATGGACGAGCGCCGCAAGAAGGCCGAGGACGCCGTTTTCCTCGACCGCGCCGATCTTGAACTCGACATGTCCTACGCTAAGATCGCGGACGAGGAAAGGGTCAAGGCGACCTCCGGCGCGGAAGGCATGACGAACACGGTTCGCGACCGGTTCAGCAACGAGACAGACCCGGTTTTCGACCGCCTGAAAGAGGAAGGCTATCGCCCGAGCGAAGAGGCGATGACGAAGGCGAAATCCATCGCCCTGCATCGCCAGCATCAGCACCTTCGCGGTGCAATGATCTACGAGAATAACGAGCGGGTGCGGAACTTCTCCGTGCAGCTCGACAATTCGCTGGAGACCATCGCGCAAAGCGGGGCGCAGTCCGGCGACCTCGATAGCGCATTCACGCGCGCCGAGCAATCCATCGAAGCGCATAAGGGCATCCTGCCTGCTCCGCAGTTGGAGAAAATGCGCCAGGCGGCGGCGGGACATTTCTACAATCAGGTGGTGGCGAATACCGATCCTGAAACCGTTGAAGGCATGTTTCAGAAGCTCACGCGCGGCAAGCCGGATGCGCGGGCCATCGAGAACCAGAATCCAGAGACGCGCGCAAAGCCCGGCGAGGCCGCGAGCGGCGCGACCAAAATCAGCGATGCCGGGCTCCAGGCGATCCGAGACTTCGAGGGCTACACGCCGGTCTCTCAATGGGACGTGCGCCAGAACAGCATTGGTTATGGCACGAAGGGCGCGCCCGGCGAGCGCATCGATCAGCAGGAAGCCGAGCGCCGTCTGACTGCTGAGACCGACAAGGTATCGAGTTTCATCAACGACAATGTGAAAGTCCCGCTGAACCAAGGGCAGCATGATGCGCTGGTGAGCTTCGGCTTCAACCTCGGAACGGACGACATCGAGAAACTGTTGCCGGACATCAATGCGGGGAACTTCGACCGCGTCGCGTCGCGCATGCTCGACTTCAACA